TTCCCTGCGTTTAGCAGATCAACAGAGTGACCCATCGCCTTGTAGTTCTGTGCGATTTCTTCTTTGGTTATTTCCTCAGACATTTCTTTCTCCTTTTTTGTCTAACTGATTATGCGTTTTCTAGGGCTGTGATACGGGCCTCTAGTTCTTGAATGGTTTTAACAAGAAGCGGGACAAGTTTAGACTGATCTATGCCTTGATACTCTGGGTTGCCATCCGCATCGACTGCATCTTTAGTTCCAGTTACACACTCAGGTACAACTGCTTGTGCTTCGTGAGCTAAGAAACCATCAACAGTAGTGTTTGTTTTATCAGCAATAAAGTTAAACCTTGCTGGCTTGAGTTGCTTTAATCTAGTTGTAGCATCCCATGTATAGTCTACGTTTTCCTTTAGGCGGTGGTCAGAAGATGTGGCATAAGTTGTTGAAGACCCATTTCCTGTAATTGATCCAATAGATGAACTGCCATATCTGAAGCTATGAAAGTATTGAGTACCAAAGTTATGACTTGTCACATATGCCCAATCAGAATAAGCGCCTACGGTCAGTTTAACTCTTGTGTCTGCTGGTACTTGTGCGCCATGATCAGGCACAAACCAAGTTCCTGCGTTGTAATACATTCTAGGATTACCATCCCCATCCGACAGCACGATGTTGCTGCTTGAGGTGCGGATGTCTAGGCCACCTTGGTTGCCGTTGTAGCGTCCAAGGATGGTGTTTGCAGAACCAGAGGTCACGCTCTCACCCGCCCCTTGACCTACAAACGTGCTTAAATTGCTTGTTGCAAAACGCCCCGCATAAGCTCCAAGAAACGTATTAGCTGATGATCCCGCTGTGCTGTACCCCGCTAAGTATCCAAAATACGCCCCGTTACTACCTGTCTGGTTTGAATAACCAGCATACATGCCCACTGCTGTGTTGTTGGATGCGGTGGTGTTTGAAAATAATGCAGTTTTACCTAAAGCAGAGTTGTTTGCGCCTGTCGTATTATATTTTAAACTTTCAGAGCCAACTGCTGTGTTGTTGGATGCGGTGGTGTTGGCTGTCAATGCAGCATCACCCATGGCTGTATTTGCAATACCAGTTGTATTTGCATCTAGTACATATGTCCCTATAGCCACGTTTTCATAGCCAGTAGTATTACTATACCCTGCGTTATATCCTACTGCTGTATTGCGGGATGCGGTGGTGTTGAAGCGTAAGGCGTCTTGGCCTAAAGCCACATTGAGACTACCCGTGGTGTTCAAACGCAATGAGCCATAACCAGAGGCTACGTTATTGCTACCAGTTGTGTTGGTATAGAGAGAGAAGGGACCGATTGAAATATTGCTTGAGCCAGTAGTATTACTATACCCAGCCTGATACCCAACAGCCGTGTTGTAGGATGCGGTGGTGTTGTTAGCTAAAGCCTGATAACCTAAACTTGCATTAGCACTACCAGTTGTATTGTCCTCTAAGGCTTGATAGCCAACAGCTACATTGTTATCTCCAGTCGTGTTTGCGTAAAGTGACTTTCTTCCAACCGATGTTCCACCTGATGCGGTGGTGTTACTACGAAGAGCACTCCAACCTATAGCCGTATTGTCTCCACCTGTGTTCGTATATAGAGCCTGATACCCAACAGCCGTATTGTCAGATGCGGTGGTGTTAGAGTTTAATGCTTGCATACCAACTGCGACATTATAAGCACCTGTTGTATTAGTTATTAGAGCATTAGTTCCAACTGCTGTATTTGCTTCAGCAGTCGTATTAGCACTTAGGGCATTAGCTCCAAGACCCACATTATTATCACCTGTTGTATTAGTTACTAGAGCACCACTTCCAACACCTACATTATTAGCTCCAGTCGTGTTTGCAAAAAGCGCAGTATAGCCAACTGCTGTGCCAGAAGGTCCAGTCGTGTTGGAATACAAAGTAGCATAACCTATAGCTACGTTATTGCCACCTGTTGTGTTGGTATAAAGTGCTTGATCTCCAAAAGCTGAGTTTTTAGAACCTGTTGTAGTGGAGTATCCTGCTCTGTAACGACCTACAAACGTATTTGCTGTACCTGTTGTGGCATTGAAGCCAGACTGATAACCAATTGCTAACAAGTTACCTGTCGTATTAGCTCTTCCTGCCTGATACCCTATATGTGTTTGATAAGTACTACTTGTAGTACTTAACCCTGCCTGATACCCAACCGCTGTGTTGTTGCTTGCAGTGGTGTTGGCCTTTAATGATTGATACCCAAGGGATGTGTTAGAAGCACCAGTTGTGTTAGCCTCAAGTGCCTCTCTACCCAATGCAGCATTTGCACCACCTGTTGTTGTAAGTCGCATTGCTTCATAACCAACAGCAGTGTTGTCGGTAGTAGCATTTGTATATAATGCTCGTGTACCAACAGCAGTGTTGTTATTGGTGGTAGTGTTTGTATATAGTGATTGATAACCCAAGGCTACGTTGTTGTCAGCAGTAGTATTTGCATTAAGAGCTTGCGTACCAACAGCTACGTTAGCGTCACCAGTTGTTAAAGCTAAACCAGAAGCAAATCCAACAGCTACGTTTCCATTACCAGTAGTTTGTGCTTTTAATGCTGTATCACCAATAGCAGTACTATAACCACCAGTTGTAATCGCCTCACCTGCGTTTTTACCAAGGCGTAGGTTAGATGTACCTGCTGTAGCTGTAGATAAACCCTCAATTTGAAGATTAGAAAGAATGTTTGCCGCTACTGCGCCAGAACCTGCTCCGTTAAAAAAGACAACGGCTGTTGTTCCATTTTTTACCTCATAGTCATTCGACGAGCTATAAGTTCCTTGAAACAATAAAATATCTCGATTTCCTGACAAAGTGTTGCGAACGTATATGATTTTTTCTGCATCGTTTGGTGTTAGCTGCACATAAGCTGTGCCTCCAAGGTCACCGCTGTCCGCAAATATTATTAAACGATTACGACCATTCGACGCCGCACCGTCACTAACGGGCAAAGCGTTTGGAGAACCAGACGAACCTGTGGCTCCTAATGTTACTGTAACCTGACCGTCAAGAGATGTATCTAAAAGTTCAAAATTTGTATTTGTTGTATCGCCCCATGTGCCTGACTGTTCGCCAGTTGCTACAAGCTCGATACCATTGTTCAATGTATATGTACTAGGCATGTTTCTATCCTATGCTGCTATATCCGTCCAACTCGGTGTTTGGATCGGGTTGATTGTAGTATATAACGGATCTTGATCTGGGACAATGCTTCCCCATACAAGAACTTGTCCCACCTGTCCTGTTGCTGAAACCCCCGTTGTAATCGCTCTCGCTTTAGCGTCTGCTGTGACTGTCCCAACAGAACCAGTCCCTGCAAGACCAGTGACATCAACAGTTATTCCAAGTTCAACTGTAACGCTTCCAACAGAACCAGTCCCTGCAAGACCAGTGACAGGTACGTTTGCTATTCCTGTGACTGTTGTAGTGCCTACGCCTCCAGTAGCGGCAAGTCCAGTCACCGAAACATCGGCTGCTGCGGCTACTGTAACGCTTCCAACGGAACCAGTCCCTGCAAGACCAGTAACGGGCACATTTGCTGCTCCACTGATTGTTGCGGAGCCTACCGCACCTGTCGCAGCTACACCAGTGGGTGTAACATTTGCTAATCCAACGACTGTGACACTTCCAACGGAACCCGTTGCTGCTAACCCCGTAACGGGTGTAAGGGCCGAACCATCGGTAGTAGCTAAACCTACTTGTCCTGTGGCAGCTACACCAGTGGGTGTAACATTTGCTAATCCTGTAATAGTTACAGAACCAACAGCACCTGTAGCCGCAACTCCATCAACTGAGACTCTAAGAACAGGAGTTCCCCATGAGCCATCATTCCAAGTGGACCTACCCCATCCCGAAAATAGAGTTGACGAAGCCATTTTTAACTCTTACGCGATACGAATTATAGCGTTTGAGGCATCCGCTGTTGGAAATACAACTGTAAAATCACCTGCGGTAGATGTTTTATCACCACCAAAATCTAACACAATAACCGATGGATCACCTGATGCGGTATCATTAAAGATCAACGCGCCACGAGCCGTAACTGTTGCTGTACTAAAGGTTAGGTCCGCAAAATCGGTAAGTGCTGTAGTACCACTTGTTGACGGATCAACACGAGTAAGCGCCTCACCTTTAGCTGTGTACCCAGTTCCAGACACTTCGTTCGAAGAGGTGTACGCTGTTGTTGCCGCCGTAAACGATGCACTATTTGTATATAGCGCAAGATTAAAAGTGCTGCCTCCGCTATTTAAAAAGTTGTGCTTGGCTTCAAGAAGCTCCTTCTTAAAACTCGTGCACATAAAGTTACCTGAAAAGGCCATGTCACATTCTCCTTATAAGTTCCGCAAGGTCGGGATGACCTGCGTCTTTGATTGCATTATATACAGTAGTTCTATCACTTTTAACAGCTTCGCGTAAGTAAAACCCTACTAACTGTACGATACGTTTTCGAAAAGCATGAACCTGCTCTTGTATCGCAGGGTGTGTACTGTCCGAAACCGAAATAATTTTATCTGCACACCGTTCTGCTATTTCTTCTGGCGTAAAACCACGGTTCTGAGTGGTGTGAACCTCTACCTTAAAGTCTTCTGGTAAATCTATATTTAATCCTGGTATCATGTTCGTGGTTTCCTAATCTGACCGTAACGATATTCATCTACAACTTCTTGAGCCTCGCCAAGGTTTTTCAATCGTGTGATTCCCTCTGCATATCGTTGGTTATACATCTGCATCAAGTTAGGATCACCTTTCATATATGTATACGCTTCGATTAACGATGCATACAATAAAGTAATCTCAGCATTTTCTGACAACCAACTTGTTCCACTACCCGCACCTGCGGTTAAAGATGCAGGTCGATATAAATACTGAAGTTCTACCACATACGCGGCATCGGGAGTTGGACCGACAATAAAATTGCCAACATCAAATTGTGCATAATACTTGGGCTGTCCTGTGGTAGTTGCATCAGGGGTATATGTTTGCACAAAGTCCAAATCTTTAAACAACAAAAACTCTTTGGC